AGAAAAAAATGCATTTTATAGGTCTTGCTTATTATGATAGAAAAATCATTACTGAAAAAACAAGTAAAAGAAATATTGTTACTAAAAAAGAAGAAACAATAAATAGAATTACTGAAGAAACTAGAAAAATTAAGTTTAGAGATGACAATATGGCTCTTGATAGTGGAAGTAGATTTGCAGATATTGTAGAAGAAATTCCATTGGATGCAAATGCTTTGATTACCGCATTGGAAGATGCTATTAAATCTGAATTTGAAAAGAATACTAATGGTAAATCAATTGAAGAAGCTAAAAAAGAACAAGAAACTATAAAAGAAGAAAAAGTTAAGGAAAATCTTGAGCAAATAAAACTACAAAAACAGTTAGAATCTGATGCTTCTGAATTTGAAGCTCTTAAAGAAAAAATAAATAACTTTATTAAAGAAAATAAAGTGACAAATCCTGTGGTATTAAAACCAGTGCTTAAAGCAATGGCGGCTTATGGTTATAAGAATCCATTGAAGATTGAAACACTTGAACATGCACAAGAAATTGCGGATTTAATTGTAGAATAAAAATAAATAATTAAGTAGTGGGAGATGAATAATCTCCCTACTTAATTAAATAAAAGGTGATAATATGTCAAAAGATTTAGATTGGGATGCTCTTTATAATTATGTAAAAATAGATATTCTAAATTATCAAGATAAAAAAATGCCTAAATATATGACATTACGGTTAATTGGATTAAAAGATGGTAAATTTTATGCTAATAATAAAACTAAAAAAGAAGCTTCTTATGATTATAAATTAATATTATTAACGTTTAAATTAATGAAAGGAACTATTTTAAACGCTTTACAAAATACTAACATTAAAGACGAACAACATAAAATAAATCTTATTATGAAAATTGTAGAATCTGAGATTAATAATGTGAAAGATAGGCTTGAAGCTAAAAAGAAAAGTGAAGAAAAGATAGAAATAATAGATTTATCTCATCAAGTACGTGAACAATCAAATTATAGCAAGAAATCAAAAGAAGTTAATGAGAAATTAAAAAACTTATGGTAATGGAGTGATAGTTTGGCAGTAAAGAATAAGCAAGAAAAAGAAAAGCAGAAACTAACTCCTTATCAGAAAGAGTTAGTTGAAACTATAAAAAAGATAAAAGAATTCAAATTGGCAGTTGAAGCAAACATTGTTGCTATTTTATGGTCGGATAAAGATTTATATTTTACTTATAGTAATCTTAAACTAACTGATTTTAGTAATAATGCGTGGAGAGTATATTGGCAAATAGGATATGATGTTGTAGTTAAAGAAAAGAAAATACTTGATGAAATAACTGTTAATTTTTATCTTGAAAAACATGAAAAATTAAAAGAAAAATATATAGAATATGGTGGATACGAAACCATAGAGAAAGCAAGTGAATATGTTAATAAAGAAAATATTGATGGTTATATAAAAGAATTATATAAATGGAATACAGTTTTAGCAATGGCTAAAGAAGGATTTCCTGTTTCAGATAGACTAAGTGAATTAGCAGATATGAGTTTAGATGATATTTATGATGAATATGAAGCAAAATTAAATCATTTGTTTATAAATGCTGAAACAGATGTATCTAGTTATAATTTATGTGATGGTATTCATAATTTGTTAGAAGAACTTAATAAAGGTAAAAATGTAGGATTGCCATTGTATAATTCTCCAATATTAAATAAAGAAATAGGCGGTAATCTTGAAGGACATATTACTATGCTTGGTGCTTTAAGTGGCATGGGAAAAACAACAACTACAATAGAATTAATATTACCACAGATAATTGCTTATAACGAAAAAATTTGTATCATGATTAACGAAGAGGATGTATCTAAATGGCAAAAGGAAATGATTACATGGGTGGCTAATAATGTGTTTAAAAAAGAACTTCAAAAATATGTATTAAGAGATGGTAATTTTGATACTGAACAATGGGAATTATTAAAGAAATGTGCAGATTGGCTTGAAGAAAAGAAAGAAAAACAAAACATTACGATAATACCATTTCCCAAATACAAATGTTCATTAGCAATTAAAACTATAAAAAAATATGCTTCACTTGGTTGTAAATATTTTATACTTGACACATTTAAATTATCAACTGATGCAAAGAGCGATTTACAATGGCAGGAAATGACAAAAGATAGTGTGGAGATATACGATACTATAAAGCCAGTAGGAAAGAATGTTCATATATGGATTACATATCAGTTGGGTAAGGCGGCAACTCATAAAAGATATTATACAAATGATTGTATAGGATTAGCTAAAAATATAGTTGATGTTGCTTCTACAAATTTAATGATAAGAAGTCCTTTTGACGATGAATTTGAGGGTGAGCGTAATGAGCTTAAATGTTATAAATTAGAAGGTAAAAATAAATTAACCAAAATTCCATTTAAGTTACATAAAGATAAATATTATTCAATTATATTTATTACAAAAAATAGGTTTGGTGCGACAAATCAATATCAAATAGTAGTTGAAAATGATTTATCGAGAAATGTATATAAGGAACTTGGAATAGTTAAAGTTCCAATTGACTTTTAAAAATGAGGGGTGATTGTTGATTGCTTGCAGATGAATTATTAGAATACATATTTCAAAATGATAAAGTAGAATTTATTTTAGAAAAAATAGGCTGTCATCATATCACTTCTCACTCCCCAAAAGAATATAGATGTGGTTTACCAAATCATAATAATAAGACTGCGGTATGTGTTAAAAAATCAGAAACATTAAAAACCATAATATATTCTAAAGAAGAAACAATTAGAGGTAATCTTTATACTTTAATAATGTATATTAAAAATTATAAATTTATTGAAGCACTAAAGTATTTACATAAAGAATTAGGCATTCAATATACTGGATATAAAATAAATAAAGAAGAGAAAAAAGAAAATCCTTTAGATATATTTTTAAAAGTTAAACCTAAAAGAAAAAATAAGATAGATGTTAAAGATATACAATTTTTAGACCAAGAATTTATATCTGATTATGTACCTAATTTACATATATCATGGTTGAAAGAAGGAATTATAAGTAAGACTGCAAGGAGATTTAATATAGGATATGATTATAATTCAAAAAGAATCATTATCCCTCATCGTTTTTGGTGCGGTGAAGATAATGAATATATAGGTATTATGGGTAGAAGTATACTTACAAGTTTGCAATGTGAAGTTCTAGATATACCTAAATATTATCCATTAAAAGCATATCCTAAAAGCATAAATCTATATGGATTACAAGAAAATTATAAATCAATACAAGAAGCTGGATATGTGACTGTTTATGAAGCTGAAAAATCAGTCTTAAAAAGACATAGTAGATTAGATGAAACTGGAGTATCAGTATGTTCACATGATTTAAGTGATGAACAAGTAAAGATATTAATTGGACTTGATGTAGATATTGTGATTGCGTGGGATAAAGATATTTCACTTTATCATATTAGACAAACTTGTGAAAAATTTTATGGTATTAGAGATGTATATTATATTTATGATAAATGGGATTTATTATTAGAAAAGGATTCACCTGCTGATGCTCCAAATAAAATATATAACTTTTTATTAAAACATAAAATAAAATATGATGAAAAAGAACATTTTTCATTTCTCAAAGAAAAAGGAGAAAGAGAATATAAAAAAGTGAGGTAATTTATGTCAGAAAGATTAAGTTACGAACAATTAGAACAAATAAAAAAAGATTTAAATGTTTATGATATTTATTCTTTTAGTAAAGTAAATTCATTCAAAACAGACCCTTATGGTTATTTCCTTAAATACATACTAAAAGTACCAGAAGATAGAGCAGATAGTATATATTCTTACTGTGGTACACTTGCACATGACCTTACAGAAGAATTTTTGGCAGGTAGAATCACAAGAGAAGAAATGATTGAACAGTACAATGATAAAACATTTGAATTAGAGGCTACGGGTTTTAAATTTGATAGAAATGATGAAGAAAAAAATGAGCAGATTTCAAAGAAATATCATAGTTGCAACCTTCACTTTTTACAAAATTTTAAACCAATAGAAGGAATAGACGGAGTATCGGAAAGTTCAATAGTTGTTAAAGTAGGCAATTTTGTATTTGTAGGATACATAGATTATAAACATATAGAAATTGAAAATGATGAAAAAAATCTATACATAACCGATTTTAAAACAAGTACTATATATAAAGGCGAAAAAATTGATAAAGAGAAAGCTCAGTTATTGCTTTATACTTTAGGACATATTCAACAAGGTTGGGATATAAATAAAATAAAGGCTCGTTGGTGTTTTACCAAGTACATATCCGTTGATGTTATGGAAAAGAAAAAAATAAACGGAGAAAATACTTGGAAGACTAGACAGATTGAAAGAAATGAAATTGGTAGTAAATTATCTGCTTCAGCAAAAATGTGGTTGAAAGATACAAAGAGATATAACGATGAAGAAATAGATGATTTTTTAGTTGATATGCTAGTTAATAATTCTATAGATGGATTACCAGAAGATGTTAAAGAGAAGTTTAAAATATCGGATTGTTATGTGTATGTGGATATTACTAAAGAAGAGATTGAAGCATTAGTAAAAGATTTTATTGAGACAATTCATTCAATGAAGAAAGCAGAAGGTGAATATCTTAGAACTAAAGATGATACAGTTTTTTGGACAGAGATAACTAGAGAGAATGAATATTATTTTGCTGTATTATCTGGATATTCAACGAAATATCATAAACCATATGCTGAATACTTAAAGCAAAAAGAATTAGATTCTGTTGGAATACAATTTAGTAATAAACCTAAAAATAAAGAATTAGATGAAGATGATATTGACGTTTTAGAATTATTAAAACAATTGGAAGAATAAGGAGATAATTATGAAAATATTCTTTTACGATTTTGAGGTATTTCGTTATAATTGGATGGTTGTAATTATTGATTATGATAATAAAGAAAAAACTATAATTATTGATAATACAGAATCCCTTAAACAATTTTATGAAAAACATAAAGATGATATTTGGATAGGTTATAATTCAAGAATGTATGACCAATGGATATTAAAAGGGATATTACTTGATAAAAATCCTTATGAAATATCATATAAATTAATAGTAGAAGATATAAATGGATATCAAATTTTACCAGAAGGTAAAAATATTAATCTTAATAATTTTGATATATCTACAGGATTTCATAGTTTGAAACAATTAGAAGGATTTATGGGTTCAAAAATAAAAGAATCTGATGTAGATTTTAATATTGATAGACCACTTACAGAATCTGAAATAGAGGAAGTAAAGTATTATTGTACTCATGATGTAGAAGAGACTATTAAAGTATTTGAAGCAAGGAGAGAAGAATTTGATAGTCAATTAGCGATGATAGAAGCATTTGAATTAGATATGAGTATGTTTAATAAAACAAAAGCTCAATTATCTGCACATATCTTAGGTGCATATAATAAAACTGAATATACAGATGAATTTGAATTACAATTTCCAGATACTTTGCAATTATCAAAGTATAAATATGTATTTGATTGGTATAATGATAAAAAAAATAGGAGTTATGAAAGTAATTTGTATACTGAAATAGCGGGTGTTCCTCATATATTTGCATGGGGAGGTATTCATGGTGCGATAAATAATTATATAGGAGAAGGTATATTTATAATGTCTGATATTGCATCTATGTATCCTGCTATAATGATTGAATATAATTTTTTAAGTAGAACTGTTGAAAATCCTGATAAATATAGAGAAATTAGAGATAAAAGAATTGAATTAAAAAAGAAAAAAGACCCAAAACAATTACCAATGAAAATAGTTTTAAATGGTACATATGGAGCTTCTAAAGATAAACATAATAATTTATATGATCCATTAATGGCTAATAATGTATGTGTAGCTGGACAATTATTATTACTAGATTTAATTGAAAAAGTAGAACCTTATGGTGAGTTAATTCAATCAAATACTGATGGAATACTATTTAAAGTTAATTCTGAAGAAAATAAACAAAAATATTTAGAAGAATGTGCAAAATGGAGTAAACGTACAAGACTTGATATAGAACATGAAGAATATATTAAAGTAGTTCAAAAAGATGTAAATAACTATATAATAATAAATGATAAAGGTGAATATAAATCAAAAGGAGCATATGTAAAGAAATTAAGTAAAATAGATTATGATTTACCTATTATTAATAAAGCATTAGTTAATTATTTTATAAAAGGTATCTCTATTAAAGAAACAATAGAAAATTGTGATGATTTAATAGAATATCAGAAGATTGTTAAGGTATCAAAATTATATAAATATGCTATGCATAATAATAAAATTTTAAAAGAAAGAGTATTAAGAGTGTTCGCTTCAAAAGATGAATCTGATGGTACTTTATATAAAATAAAAAATGAAAATAGAATTGAAAAAATAGCAAATACTCCTGAAAAATGTTTTATATATAATGATGAAGTTATAGGAGTTAAAATACCAGATAAACTTGATAAACAATATTATATTGATATTGGAGAAAAAAGACTTCAAGATTTTATTAATGCGGATAAAAAAGAAAAGAAACCTAAAAGTGATATAAAAGGTATTAATGCTATTTTAAAATCACAAATAATGGAATTTTTAGATAATGATGATTATGACAATTTTGTAGACTTTATTATTAATTTGAAAGAAAATATAGCTATAAATAAAAATCAATTTGAAATATTCACTAAATTAAATTTCTTTTCAAAATACGGTAAGGCTAAAAAGTTATTAGAATTTTATGATATATATAATAAATTAATCAATAGAAAAACTATAAAAATTACAGATGTTGATAAAATTCCGTATTTAAATATTGATATATTAAATAAATATTCTGAAAAAGTCACAGATAAAAAATTTAGTGACATAGATATGTATAAAGTATTATTGTATATTTTTAATCAAATAGAAGATAAAGGATTTTCATTAAGAGAAAGACTTGAATTTGAATCTAAATATTATGGTAAGTTAAAAACTACAAGTGATAAATTTCCTAAAAATGTTTATTTTGTTCATTTGATGGAAACAGGTAAAGATAAGACAAAGCCTAAATTAACACTTTATAATTTAAAACAAGGTGAAATGAAAATTATGAAAATTCAAGATTCTCATTTGTTTTTAGATAATCCTTTTAAGCAAAATGATATTTTAGTTATAAATAATACATTTAAAAAACCTAAATCAGTATTAATAAATGGCAAATGGGAAAAGTCTAAAACTGAATTTGATACAATTATTACAGATTATGATGTTTATTAATATAACAAATAAATTAAAAGAAAGGATTTGGTTGATATAAATACAAATAATAAAATAGAGTTTAGATATATACCTATAAAACAAAATTATCCAAAGACTTTCTCAAATCCTTTCTTTGATAGTTATGATGAAGAAGATAATGAATCTAATTCTGAAATTACATTTAGAATTTATGCTGGAGAAAGTCGAGATGAACATGTAAAATATAATTCGTATTGCAATGTAAGTATTGTGGGTAATTTACCCGAATTAACTTTAGGAGCAGAATATGATGTAGTAGCAATAGAAGAAGAAAAAAATAATGAACCGCAATATAAAGTTATTTCAATAAAAAGAAAAAGACCCATGACTAATGAAGGGGTAAGAATATTTTTATCTGAACTTCTTACCCCTATGCAAGTAGAACAGATAATGCAACATTATCCTAATATTATTGATATAGTTTCTGAAGGTAAAATAGATACAATTGACTTATCAAAACTACATGGTATTGGTGAATATATAATAAAAGTAATTGAACGAAAAATACTTGAAAACTTTAAATTTGCAGAAATTATCACAGAATTTGAAGGTATGTTAAGTTTTGATATTTTGAAAAAATTATATGAAAAATATACTTCGGTAGAAGAAATTAAACAAGCAATAAAAAATAATCCTTATGAATGTCTTACAGATTTAAGCAGAGTTGGTTTTAAAATAGCAGATAAGACTATTATAAACTTTGATAAAGAATGTAAGAAAAAGTATAAGAATGGAGAAAAACCACCTATATTATTTGACTATGATATTTTGACTTCTAAACAAAGAACAACTGCTTGTGTAGAATATGTGCTTTCAGAAAATGAGAATAATGGACATACGAAAATGATTACTCAAGATTTAATTAAGGAAGTTAAAAATTTAGCACCAGAATGTTTTTCAAATATATTGGAAGTATTAAAAGATAAAGAAAAATATGTTTTAAAAACTCCTTATGTTGCTAGAAAAGATACATATGACACAGAATTATATATTGCTGAAACTTTAAAATTTGCTTTATCTAAAGACAATGCTATTGTTTGGAATTTTGATACAAGTAAATATCAAAAGGAATTTAACTTGACTGATGAACAGTTTAGTATGTTGGAAAATGTTTGCAAGAATAATATAAGTGTTCTTAATGGGGCGGCAGGAACAGGAAAGAGCTTTACTATTAAAGCAATACTTCAAACGTTAAAAGATAATGATATTTTTAATTTTCGTTTAGCCGCACCTACAGGCAAAGCTAGTAAAGTAATAAAGCATTATACTAATGAGTATACAAGCACCGTTCATCGTATGTTGGGAGCAAAAGGGTTTAATATATTTGATTTTAACGAAGACCATAAACTAGATGCTGATATTATATTTATTGATGAAAGTTCTATGATGGATATATTTCTTACAAAGCACTTATTTGAAGCAATTGATTTTACGAAAACGAAATTAGTATTAATAGGAGATAGTAACCAGCTTCCTTCAGTATCATGTGGTAACTGTTTTCATGATATATTAGAAAGTAATATTCCTAAAACAACATTAACTAAAGTTTTTAGATATGGTATAGGTGGTATATCTACAATAGCAACTAATACAAGACTAAGAAAAGAAACCATAAAAGAAAATACGAATCAAACCATATTGGGTGACGATAAAGCGTATGTATACTTTAATATTACACAAGATAAGATTGTAAAAAATGTATTAACTTTATATAAAAAATTATTAGAAACAAATCTTCCTGAAGACATAAGTATTTTAACAAGTTACAATAAAGGAGATTATGGTACTTTAGTATTAAA